CAGGATATCCACCTGAAGAAGTATGATGAAGAAGCCGACCTGCGCGGATATAGCATTGCAATCCGTGGCGACAAACGTAAGAAACCGGAAAAGACAGAACGTGTAGAAGACCTTTCTGCCTACGCCGAACGCGGCTTGCTCCGTTTTAACCGGGCGGAAAAACACAGTCCGGACATGCAGGAAGTAAGGAACCAGTTCTTAGGCTTCCCGGATGCAGAACACGACGATGGTCCTGATGCCGTAGAAGGCGGTGTCTATAAACTCAATAAACCGTCACTTAAAAGCAAGAGTGGTGGTATACGTTCAACCAAATATAAACATAATACAGCCCGAAGAGGATAACTTATGGAACTAAAGTTTTTACAACAGGAAGATTACCTGACTTTTATCAGTGAGAATTCGTTGAGTAAACGTTTACGTGACAATACAGCCAAATTAGTCGATTGCGAAAATGCAGCCTTTGGGCATGTCTATGACAAACTGAGCCAACGGTACCGGATCAGTCAGGAGATAGAACGACAAGGCCGCAACCGCAATCCGTCTTTGGTCCGCTGGATGGTTATCCTGGCTGTTTACTACCTGTATCAATCCGGTCCAGATGATGAGATACCGGAACATGTCCGGCAAAACTATGAAGATGTACTAAGGGAAATCGAAAAAGTAGGATCAGGACGCCAGAATACCACGCTTGCACCTGTTCTGAATGATACTGGCAACCCTAAAACAGTATTTGCCTGGGCAAGCCGTCCCCGGCGTAGTCATAACCCATTCGAGTAACACCGTTTAAACACTGTTTAAACTTCTCTCTAATCAATTATTATCATCATGGATATACAACGTATCAGAAATAGCGTAGCGTCCTTTATCGGAGGCTTAAAAAAGAAAAAAAGATATTCATCCGGATTAGACCGTATTTCTCCTGAAAGAGTAAATATGCAAATCAATGTACTTAACAGGGCTGTCGAAGATGCCTTATATTTACCCAATCCGGACAGACTCAAACTATTAGAGATTTATATAAACACATGGAAAGACAGCCAGGTGATCTCTGAACACGAAAAAGCGGAAGCATTTCTGATCACCGAGCCATTTGAAGTAGGGAAACAAGGTACTGATACAGAAGATAAGAAACAAACGGATTTGTTCAAACGTCCTTGGTTCACACATTTTCTGACCATGGCAATGGATTTGGAATTTTGGGGATACCAATTAATCGAATTTCAGGAGCAGGACGAAAAGGGAGAATTTATTGATGTAAAAATCTTTCCCCGTGAACACATACGTCCTTTTGAAAAATTGATCGTGATTAATCCTTATGACAGGGAAGGGATATCCTATGAAGGTGTTGAAACTGACTTTTTCCTCCTGCCTTTGGGAGAACCTGAAAACTTAGGTAAGCTGGAAAGCATTAGCCGGGAAGTAATCTGGAAAACTTTTGCCCGATCGGACTGGAGCGAATACAATGAACGTTTTGGAAAACCTTTTATCACCTATGAGACTGATACCGATAATGAGGCAGAGAGAAAAGCTGCGCTGGAAATGGCTGCAAATTTCGGAAGCGACCTGGTCGGTGTGATCAGTTCCAATGAAAAACTGACTGTTACTCCGGTTGCCAGCAAAGAAAGTTCTGATAATTATAAAGGTATGGCCGAATTTTGCGATGATCAGATAGCAAAAATGATGAATGGACAAACGGATACAGGTAAAAACGGAGCCTGGTCAGGCACAGCAGAAGTACATGAACGCGTTCTTACCGAGTTTACCAAGGCACGTATGAAACGTATCCAGGACCTGATAAATTACAAGCTGTTCCCATTTCTTATTCTGAAAGGATATCCGCTCAAAGGATATGAATTCCGCTTCTATGGTCTGAAGCATAAAAAGGAAAACACGATAGATAATAAGAGTTATGACGAACCAAGTCCTGCAAAAGAAAATAAAAAAGGGGAAAACGCATCTCTCGGTTTTTTCGGCCGTGCCCGGAGGCTATAGGTTTTTCCGGGCTGATTGACGGACTTTATACTGCTTCTTGCGGAATCTGTAATGGAAGCGGTAAAACAGGATTTAAGATCACTTTTCCGGGCGGGTTGCAGAAGAAAGTCTTGAGACGGATTTATGAGCAGTTTGATGTTGATGGTGACATTGATCCGGATTTGTTCTCTTTCACAAAAGAAGAGTTAGACAAGGCTGTAGAGGAAGGATTCGGCCGACCGAAATGGGGTGATCCCAATTATAAATTCTTGCAGGAACTAAAATATAACAATGCCGTATTTGCTGCATTCAAGACGCACCGGCAACAAAATGACCTGGCAGCCCTCCTTGTAGACGATGAAGGGAAACAACGGCCATTCAGTGATTTTCAAAAAGCATCCGAACCGATTATTGGTTCCTACAATTCAACCTGGTTGAAAACGGAACATGATACAGCCGTTAAATCTGCCCGTACGGCTGCCCGGTTTAAGGAATATGAAAAGGATCAGGATTTATACCCTAATCTGAAATGGCTCAAAAGTCGAGCGGTTAACCCACGTGATTCACATAAACCTTATTATAATAATGTACGTTCATTACGTGATAGCTGGTGGAAAAATCATTATCCGGGTTGCGTGTATGGTTGCCAATGTGATGTTAAGAATACAGACGAACCTGTTACACATCGTGGCGATACTCCTGTAAACTTTCTCTCCAGGGAAACAACTCAGGCAAGTCCGGGACTTGATCTGAATCCGGCCATGACCGGCAGCATATTTACAGAACATCATCCTTACATACAGGAGTGTTATCCCGGTGCACATAAAGCTGTTGCTAATTTTCTTAAAAACTTAATGAAAAAAGATGGGAACAAATCCTGACATAGAGCAGATAATCGGGCATAAACTGGAAGAGGTTTGTGCATGGGCAAAAAACGATTTGCCACGGATAGTTGGAAAGGAAGCCGTAGATCACTTTCGCGATAACTTCAACAAAGAAGGCTTTGTCGATGGTGGCCTGCATAAATGGCCCGATGTAAAACGTCGTGACGAATCAAGCCCCTGGTATGGTTTCGATTACAAAGGTGAGAAGCGGACATCTTACGCCTTTAAACGGGATAAAAAAACAGGGAAGTCTTTTAAAGACAGGAAACAGAAAAAATTGAATTTCAGCAAAACCGCGACACAACGAAAAATCTTAAACGGCCCTTCTCACGAGCTGCAAAACAGCTTGCGGTATATCGCAGATTCCGGCCGGGTAACCATTACCTCCGACAAGCACTATGCCGCCATCCAAAATGACGGAGGGACTATTCGGGTTTTCGGCAAAGGTTCAGCCCGATTGCCCGCCCGTCCTTTTGTTGGCGATAGTAAAGAACTATCAGACAAAATCGATCAAATAATAGACAATAAATTCAATCAAATATTTAAATGACTATGTATTACGAATTGTACAAATCAATCAAACAACTAATAGCCGATTCACTTGGATTGGTCATTGATCCGGAAAACGGACAAATAACCGGTAGTGTCCCTGACGGCATACAGGACATACAATGGTTTAACGCCCAATACGAAGGGATTATCCATATTGCTCCATGCCTGTTTATCGAATTCTCTCCGCTGGTCATAAACAGACAAACCAAACAGACCAATACGACTGATATCACTATTCGTTTACATGTAGTGTCAGAAGTTGTAAGCGAATCAGACGGATGTATACCGGATGCAGATATACTTCAACATGAAACACTTGGACATCAGGTCCTGGATGCAGTAGAAGATAAATCGTTAATATTTCTAGGGGAGAAAACCAGATCGCTCAGACTGGTAGGATGGACACATCATCATAAATATAATGGTTGGATGGTGACCTTGATCGATTTAAAAACTAAGGGATAATTGTCGTTTATCTTCTTCTTTCCTCCGGCCATACTTCAGTTCATGTTTGGCCGGATAGGAAAGATACCTATTAAATGTGGCGTAGGATATATAGTATTTCGGATAGACTTCAGTCTCGTATACATGTAGCTGCGTTATGCCATGACGCTTACGCTCCAGAACAAGGTTCTGAATCTCCACCATACGTAATAATGTGTTCCTATTATTATATGCCATACCAACAAACTGCCTACGAAACGAATAACCTGTTACAAAATTATCCGTGTAGGTAATAGAATACAAAAAAAAGCGACATAATTTTCATGATGTCGCCTTATTTCAATAATAATCAATGAAGTTTTACATCTTTCACGATATTAACTAATAGCCTCTGAGCTCATAGAGCAAGTCACTTAATTTTTGATTTTCTTGAATAAAGTCTATCAAAAAATTTTCTGTAATCACAAATTGCCTATTTTCTTTATCTTTTGTGGCTAATCTCTGCTCACCATCAGTATCTGTAATTTGAAAACCATGAGAAATTCTATTTCTTTTTTTACATAATAAATCAAATAAATCTACAATTTTTTCACCAGAGGCTTTCTTTATTATTTCTTTTACAGAATCAAGCATCTGTCCTGATGTTTTATCTATCAGTTTATACCAATCAAGGTCAGCATTAGTACCTACTCTCAAATAAGTTTCAATAATAAAAGCATTATTTGAATTAAAAACGCAAATTGCAGTTCCTAATAACTCCCTATAGTTTTTAGAAGGCAAGGCCATTCTTGTATAATCTGTACACATATTTTAGTCTTTTTATAAACATTCTCAACTATATACAAAAGCACATAAATACTTTTACTTTTTTTTCTTTAGGCGAACCCTAAATCCTGACAAGAAATAAAGCCCGAAGGTCATGCCTCCGGGCTTTATTTTAAGATACGTCACAGTCTTTGTTAATAGGGAGAGGATCATGTGTACAGACAAAACATGTACCATTATTACTCTGCTTAACAAAATAAGCGAAATCCCCAAATCCATCCCCAGAACCACCATTTATAAAGGGAGGAATCCATGCTATTCTCATAATGCCATCGCCTTCCCAGCCTTCCTCAGCAAACAGTTCATCTACAATTGGTAATTCTTGGTTTAC